CACGCGAAACACTCGTTTGCGAGTTCTTTAGGTAAAAAAATTTCTATGCTGCCTCTCTAATGTCGATCAGTTTGTCTATCCCTGTGTAAACACAGTCACCAGTTGTGAATACCAAGCCATCCCATCTTACATACTTAACTGTCTCTACCTTGTTGCCTGCTTCGTAAGGCGTGTGCCACTCCACAACCACCGTCTTTCCGTCCGCAAGCATCTTTTCTATCTTCTCAACATCTGCCATTCTAAAAACCTTCATACCGACTACCTCCATCGCTTTAAGTATTGTTTGATTATGTATATATTATACTTCGCAACTGCGTATTTGTCAATAGGTTTACTTCTTATTTGCGTATTTTATCAAAGTTTTTTTACAACAATCTCGTAACCGAGAGCTGTTACCATCTTCAAGAAACTGTCATATCTCATGCTCTTAGCATTTCGATTGAGGGACTGGCTGATATTCTGCCTCGTGAACCCCATTCTGTCTGCTAAATCCTGCTGAGTCATTTTCTCTTCGTCCAGAATGCAGCGGATCGTCTCCGCTGCATTAACCGCTTTAATCTCCATCTATTTTCTCCTTTTCTTCTGTCTGACTGTTACTCTTGCCTTTGCTACCAGCATTCCGGTCTTTGTTCTTTCCGGATCAGCGAACCTCAATCGGCTTCTGTTCATTTCCAAGTTTTCTGCATTGTCGATCAGCACCAGGTTTTCTATATCACAGTTATCCTTGTTTCCGTCCAGGAACGATACCATCTTGCCTTCGGGGACCGGTCCGTTGTGTTCTTCCCATACTGCCCTATGAACAAACTCGAACCTCTCCCGTTGTGGACCGGTTTCTTTAACCTTCCGGATAAGATAGCCGTCTGTTGTATGCGTGTACTCGCCTACCTCCATATGGTTTGCCGGGACATCGCCTTTCTTAAACATCGTCGCCCTGCACTTCTCATATTGCTCTTGGCTCATTGGCTTTCCCTTATTGGCTGGAACGTGTCCTTTTTCAAACCTGCAGTCAACACCGCTGATGATGTCATGGTTCTTCTTGTATGCCTTGCACTGCTTCTCGCTGAACTCTATTCCGAAATGTGCAGATGCCAGTTCTGCAATCTCTTTCGTCTTTCTCCCTGGCGCAATACTCCGGATGTAGCTTTCCATTCCTTCCGGATATTTGAGGGAGTACCCCTTCGGAACTCCGCCGGTGGTGCCGCTCTTTATTCCATACCTGTTCTTCGCACCCTTTATAGCTGCATCAGAAAATGCCATTCCGTACTTCTTATCGAACCCCTGCTGATTTATCAGCTCTGTAACCTGTTTCGTGGTTCTGCCCGGAACATTCTCACGCAACCAAGCAATCACTTCTTCGGGCCAGCCTCTCATTTATGATTCGCCCCCCTCGCATGAACTTCGAGCATTTCCGGAACCGCCTTCTGTCTTTCGTACCCATACTCGTCCATGTGCTTCATTGCCTTGTACTGCAGCTCTCCGTTTTTGATGATCTGCTCGCTAATGTCGCATATAGCATCAGTTCTCTTTAACTCGCTTTCCAACTCTTCTCATGCCAAGTCGTCGTCTCCAAGCTTTTCCAGCTGAGCGAACAGGTGGTTATTCAAGTCTCCTAATGTATTCTTCATATTGCCATCTCCTTCCTTGCTTCGTCTACTGCCAACTCCATCGTTGTATTGAACGGCGTGTTGCAGTCCTCCATCTTATCGAATAATTTGACTGCCTTCTGCAGGAACTCTTCACTGTCTACCAGTTCCTCGTATTTTTCTTCATCCAGGTTTTCACTTTCGTACAACCCCTGCAGATAATTTTTTACATCCTGTGTTCTGTCGTTCTCACTCATTGCTCTGCTGATTTCATCCATAAGTGCCTCGTTGATTACTGCAGGCTCTTCCGTGATGTAGAACCTTGCATTGCCGCTGATGCCCCCGCTGATTTCGTACCTAGTGTCTGTATGCTCTTCTATCAGAATACTACCTTCAATGCTCACATACTCCTTTGCCTGGGTGTCTGCTATCTGATCCAGTCTATCAATCAGCTGCTTCTCATCGCCGGAAATCGCAACCACAGTTACTCCAATGTCGTCCGGGCATTCCCAGCATCCAGCTAACACAAATAAATTTACCGTTTTATTCATCCTTTGCCTCCTTCCAGTCGCTTGCAATCTCTGCGACCGTTCTCTCCAAAATCTTGAACTTCTCCGGATCAATCCAGCTCGGTATCTCTCCGTTTCTTACTCTCTCCTGGTGCCTGTTCAAACACAGCTGTTTCGCTAGTACCGGTCTGCCTATTGGAACGAACACGCCTCTCTGCTTGTCCCAGGCAAATGCTCCGTACTCCACATTTTCAACTGCAGCTTTCATAGCCTCCACCACTGCATCCAGCGCATCCAACTCTGCCGAGCCAGGTGGCATCTCTTCGATGTTCCGGATATTATGCAGGTACGTTTCCAGTATCGCTGCGTTTTCTCTTAATGTCATTCTTCCTCGTCCTCCTCTCCTTCTGGATGCCAGTGATACTTGCAATCCGGATTTTCGCATCTACCGTTCCACATCGTACTGCCGCATTCCGGGCAGGTGGTCGCTTCGTATGGTCCTCCGCCTAACATCAAAGCACCTCCTCCAACTCAAGCCCTTAAATTCTATGTGTCGCTTTATCACGTTTCGGACAATCTTTCGGACTATTCATTCCAAAATGCGATTGGCCTACATCTTTTCCACTTATGGTACAGTAAAATGTATATCCACTATGTTTGTGCGACTTATCATACATACAACTGTCACATCTATCACATCTTGGCGTTCCTGTTTTCATCGTTTCCTCCTACAAATACGAACAGCCGTACCTCTTCCGGAAGGTCTCTCTGCCACCCTTGTGAATAATCTGCTTTACTTCGCCTTCCTTTCTGTCTACATCGATTATTCGCGCAAATTCGTCTGCCTTCTGCAGGGCGTATTCCTTTTCCCAGGCCAGCTGTCCGATAATCTTTGACATTCTCTCTGCCATCGGGTTTCCGTGTATTCTCATTAGGATTTCTCCCATATTGTGACAGTTATTACATACCGGCACTTTCAATCCGTCCTTCTCGCTCAGCTCTCTACCGGCGGTACCGAACACCAAATGATGCTCAGCTTCCGACGGTCTGCCGCAGATGAAACAGATTTCCGGATAGTCTGTCACTATTCCTTTACCCACCGCTTACACCTACTTTCTGTTTCTAACTCCAACGATTACCAAGAACGCAAATACCACTAATGCTGCCATAGTCTCGCCTCCTAACCGTAAATTATTTCTCCAAACAAAGCGTACTGAATGATTGCGTCCGCAACCTCCGCATCTACCATACCGCAGTCAATATGTAATTCATGATCGATCACCTCGAAAATATCACTGTTCTTAGGCTGTTCTGCATACATTCTAATTCCCTGCAGGAGTTTCGCCTTTGTCAATTCATACGTCGCATCTTCCTCGTTATCGTGAATGAGGATTGAACCGCCTTTTGAGATAACATCGCTTGCAAAATCAAACTCTATCCCACACCTTGGTTCTACTTTATCAACCCAGTAAGTAATTCCACCTTCCAGTGCTGACACCATGATGTCGTCTATGTCCTCTTTAGATATAACAACCGTCGCAATAATCTGAACCCTGTCGTACTGCTCCTCTATCTCTTTTTTCTTGAAATGTGCGATCAGTTCTGCCATAACTCTGCCGGCTTTTCTAGCATTCCAGCTCTCGTTTGTTTTTCCTTCGCATAATCCCTTTGCGATTTCCAATGACTCCGTAATTTCTTTTGCACTTCTCATACCTTCTCTCCGTCCTTTCTCGCTTGTTTTATTGCTTGCGCAACTCTTTCTTCATATCCAAACTTAAAATTCACGCCTGCGTCTGTAAACGCTGTTAAAATGCTTTCCTGCACCGCCTTAACTGTCGCCCAGTCCGGTTCGTCGTCCTGCGTTCTGATACCGAACTGAACCATGTAGTCCTCGATCACGTGCCACAACTCATATTCCAGCTCATCCATACATCCGAGTGCCGATACATCCACGACCGCCGGTGCTGTTATTTTCTTTCCGTCTGCCAGTTCCAGGTCTACTGTGTCAATATCTTCTCCGAACTCACCGCCTTTCTTGTGGTGTGCCAGGATGTCGCCTGTAAAGTCGTAGCCTCTGTCGATCATAGCCTCGCTGTTATCTTCGTACAGTCTGAAACATCCGGCCAGTTCGTCATTCTCGTGCCTCTGCAGGACTTCTTCCCAAGTCAGCTTTCGCATTCCCAACCAGGTGTAACCCATTATTCATCGCCTCCTTCGTAATTTGCTCCACAGTACGGACACTTCGTTACTCCATAGCAATTAAACATTTTCCCGCATTCCTTGCAGGTGTCC